ATGCTGGAACAAATGGGCATTGCCGCGAAGCAAGCCTCGTATAAATTAGCGCAACTCTCCAGCCGCGAAAAAAATCGTGTGCTGGAAAAGATCGCCGATGAACTGGAAGCACAAAGCGAAAGCATCCTCAACGCTAACGCCCAGGATGTTGCTGACGCGCGTGCCAATGGCCTTAGCGAAGCGATGCTTGACCGTCTGGCACTGACGCCCGCGCGACTGAAAGGCATTGCCGATGATGTGCGTCAGGTGTGTAATCTCGCCGATCCGGTGGGGCAGGTGATTGATGGTGGTGTGCTGGATAGCGGTTTGCGTCTGGAGCGTCGTCGCGTGCCGTTGGGGGTGATTGGCGTAATTTATGAAGCGCGCCCGAACGTGACGGTTGATGTCGCTTCCCTGTGCCTGAAAACCGGTAACGCGGTGATCCTGCGCGGTGGTAAAGAAACCTGTCGCACCAACGCTGCAACGGTGGCGGTGATTCAGGACGCCCTGCAATCCTGCGGTTTACCGGCAGGTGCTGTACAGGCGATTGATAATCCGGATCGCGCGTTGGTCAGTGAAATGCTACGCATGGATAAATACATCGACATGCTGATCCCTCGCGGCGGGGCTGGTTTGCATAAACTGTGCCGCGAACAGTCGACAATTCCGGTGATCACGGGCGGTATTGGCGTCTGCCATATTTACGTTGATGAAAGTGCAGAGATCGCTGAAGCCCTGAAAGTAATCGTCAACGCGAAAACCCAGCGCCCGAGTACGTGTAATACGGTAGAAACGTTGCTGGTGAATAAAAACATCGCTGATAGCTTCCTGCCTGCATTAAGCAAGCAAATGGCGGAAAGTGGCGTGACATTACACGCTGATGCAGTTGCATTAGCGCAGTTGCAAGCAGGCCCCGCGAAGGCGGTGGCTGTTAAAGCGGAAGAGTACGACGATGAGTTTCTGTCATTAGATTTGAACGTCAAAATCGTCAGCGATCTGGACGATGCCATCGCGCATATTCGTGAACACGGCACGCAACACTCTGATGCGATCCTGACCCGCGATATGCGCAACGCCCAGCGTTTTGTTAACGAAGTGGATTCCTCCGCTGTTTACGTTAACGCCTCTACGCGTTTTACCGACGGCGGCCAGTTTGGTCTGGGGGCGGAAGTCGCGGTAAGCACACAAAAACTCCACGCGCGCGGCCCAATGGGGCTGGAAGCACTGACCACTTACAAGTGGATCGGCATTGGTGATTACACCGTTCGTGCGTAAATAAAACCGGGTGATGCAAAAGTAGCCGTTTGATTCACAAGGCCATTGACGCATCGCCCGGTTAGTTTTAACCTTGTCCACCGTGATTCACGTTCGTGAACATGTCCTTTCAGGGCCGATATAGCTCAGTTGGTAGAGCAGCGCATTCGTAATGCGAAGGTCGTAGGTTCGACTCCTATTATCGGCACCATTAAAATCAATAAGTTACACATCATTAGTACCTTCCTTATTTTTTGACTGGGACAAATTTGGGACCGATGGGTTCAGGATCGAGTCTATTTGCCGTGCGTGTTCGGTAAGGTGATTAGGTGCAAGGTGAGCATATCGACGAACCATTTCGATAGACTCCCAGCCTCCCATTTCCTGTAACACTGACAAAGGGACTCCGGCTTGAACCAGCCAACTTGCCCAGGTGTGTCTCAAGTCGTGAAATCTGAAATCATCAATACCAGCCCGTCTCAGCGCCGCTTTCCAGGCTGTGTTTGCGTCATACCGCATCTTCCTTACTGTTGGCGCTTTCGTTCCGTCTGGTTTGGTACAGCTTTCCTTGTACACAAATACCCAACGGTGATGATTCCCGATTTGTTTTTTCAATACGCGACATGCAGTATCATTCAGCGCAACGCCAATTGCGCGGTTTGATTTACTCTCTTCCGGGTTTATCCATGCCACCCGGCGCTGCATATCTATTTGTTGCCATTCAAGGTTGATGATGTTCGAGCGTCTTAAGCCTGTTGCCAGTGCAAATTCAACAACAGACTTTAATGGCTCCGGACATTCATCAATCAGCCTTTGTGCTTCATGGGGCTCCAGCCAGCGGATCCGTTTATTCTTTGGTTGAGGCACTTTAATAATTGGTGCCTTATCCAGCATTTTCCATTCACGCTCTGCGGCTCTTAGTAGGGCCTTTATAAATGAAAGATGCGTAGCCTTCGTTGCAACGGACGCTGGTTTTGGCGTGTATTCTGGAACAGGTTTCCCTTTTTTTCTGCATGCTTCTGCCCTGAGTTTCCAGTTTTCCTCATGACGCCGGTTCGTCATTTTCTGCATTGCTGAATAAATTTTTGATTCAGTAATGTCTCTTAGTTGCATTCCTGCGAAATGTTGAAGCCAGAATCCGATCCGGCTTTTGTCATCGTCCAGTGATTTTTTATGTGCTTTCTCTTCAAGCCACCTGACACAAGCTTCCTCGAACGTTATATCAGGTATTTCACCAAGTTTGCTGACCCGCCATGCTTCAGCCTTTAGCTTGTCATGGAGTTCTGTCGCCTGCCTTTTGTCCTTTGTTCCAAGAGACTGTTTAAATCTTTTACCGTTCGGCAATGTGAAACTGGCGTACCATATTTCACCTCTGCGGAAGAGTGACATTTTCTTTCCTCTGTTATGCCATCACCCGCGCTCACCAGGACAGTATGCAGCGGAGACTGAAGAGCCGCAATGCAGGCTTGTCGTGTTGTGAGGTAAGGAGATTTATTCTTAGTGGGATCTTTGCGTGTTGCCTGAAGACGCCCTGTGCGTATCCAGTTAATGGCAGTCGGTCTGGATATCTTGAGAAAATGACAGGCCTCATCGAGTGTGAGGCTGTATGGCTCCATTATTTCACCTCTTGTTGTGACATTGTTGAAAAATGGATACCAGCTCGTTGCTGCCAGACGATCCAACCGAGAGTCATATCCCATGCCATGTATTCGTTATCGCCGTTTTTTGCTCTCCGACGATCTACTAAGTCACCGAAACGCTTTTCCATGAATAATTCATAAGCTTCGCGTTCATCTGGTTCTACTTCCAGAGATAGGAGTGCGATTTCATAAGCACGGCGCTCAATATCGTCTCGCACGTCAAGGCTGCTGATACGCTCTTTAATTTCTTTAATCAGTTCTTTGTCGGTAAAAGTGGTCATTATGCTCCAGCCTCCGGTGCTTTTGGCATTACTGCCCAGTGAGTGATATTGACGTTTTCAAGGTCCCCGACCTGAAATGTCCACTGCCATTCTCCTGTTTCTTTTTGTCCCCAGGTGTACCAGAGAGAACGCCAGCCAATTAGCCAGCCTTCTCCGTTAGCATCGAATAACAAAACACTTTCATTTGCTGGTGGCAGTTCAGTTGACACTGGTATTGCTTTGTTTTCCTGTGCTGCACATTTAGCTTCAAGCGCATCGAATTTGCGCACCAGGTATTCAGCATCTGTTTCATTCACTTTCAGATCTCGCGGTACATATCTCCCACGAAGAAACCCTTCCATTTCGAAAACATTCATGCGCATTTGCGTAACTCCGATAACTCGTTAAAACGTTCCATAAACATCCCGTAGGCATGGCCCGGTGCCAGTGGAATCACGTTGAACATCTCTGTTGCCGGGATGCCTTCCAGTACAGGCCAGAAAGAGCCATCATCAAGCCCGAGATCGCGGCGTTCGGTTGCCAGCATGATGAGATCGGCATATTTCACAGGCGTGCTCATAACCGGGGGTAACCCGTATTTCTCACGGATTACGGCGTCTATTTTTTCTTCCATCCGTTTATAGTCAGGAAGAAGGCGTTTCAGTGGCGCGGGGATGTCCTGACAATAAGCTTCTGTTGCATCATGCATTAACGCTTCAAAAGCAAATTCCTGCGGTACCAGCTGGCTGCAAAGCACCGCATGTTGGGCGACGCTGTAGAAGTGTGAAAGATGTCCTGCAAAGCGACAGATATTTGAAAGGGAAACCGCGATATCGTTAATATCGATGTTGTCTTTATTTATCCTGTCATAATAAAAATGCTTCCCGGAAAAAGTTTTAATAAATGACATTTTGTTCTCCACGTTATATGCGCTGCACCGCGCTGAAATTTGGTTAAAGAAAAACCTCGCCATCAGGCGAATATTGAGTCAATTACGTTTCCATAAATGCCCCCGCAGGGGCATTTGCAGTAATGAAATCAGGCGGTGAAAGTACCAATAAAGGTTTCTACTTTGCTGTCTTTGAACTTCTCAACAAGCAGATCACGAAATTCGTTAGCCATTTCCTCCTGCACTGCTTCCAGCTGAATAATGCGTAGTATCAGTACAGGACGATCGCCAGTGATAATGCTGAGGCGTAATTTAAACGGACGTTCTTTCAGACCTTCAAACGGAACGCATTTAAATTCAAATGCCACTGGCATAATGTCTTTGGTCTTCGCTTCGACAGACTCCATCAGGGAGCGTTTGCCGCTGAAGTCATTATCTTCAAAATCAGCGGTCTGGTTCGCTTCAATTGTGATTTTACGGATCGCCGCAGCCGCTTTGGTTGCCTGAATGGCGTCACCATTAGCATCAAAGCCCACAAGGTAGTCGGCCCAGTCTTCAATCCATTCTGCCAGTGACTTCTGGGAGTTACGCTCGCCGTTAACAGACAACAGGGCAGAGAACGGTGCTGTCTTTTTCAGTTTGAGAGTGGCGGTGTTATCTGCGTGACCTGGTTCATCAATAGTACCCAGGTTAAGCACACTGACGGCTCGCATATTATCGGCATCGATAAAGCAGCGGGTGCCTTCATCTGCAAGATCTTTAGAATAACGGGTAAAGTCATCGATGCTGGCAGTGGAAAGCGCACCACGGAAACGGAAGCGATTTAAATTAAATTTTTCCAGATCATGAATGCGGAAATTCTCAGGCAATGCCACAGCATCGGCACCAATCTTACTGATAATTTCATTAACACCCTGAGCAGAAATAAGGGCATGGATTTGATTAATTGCGGTTGCGTCTAAGTTCTGAGACATAATAAGTCCTCACTATATAAAGATATTCAGTGATGAGATAAATAATCAGTTTATTAAGAACGATATTAACGACCTGCTGCGCGGAGTTTTCCGTCAGGCTCACCGGCAAGAGTCAGTAATTGTCCCTGGTCTTCCTGCAGAATAGTCAGGCGACCACCGCGATTGACATACATCGGCGTTTCGGTGGTGTCTTCTTCGGAAATTTTCCCGCGGTTAGTCGGGCGAACATATGAGAGTTTGTGTTTGATTTTCACTCGGTTCTCATCAAACGGTTCGATTTCTAGGTTGAGCGAGACCTTACCTTTGGTTTTCGTGTTCATCACACCGGAAGCGACTTCACTGAGAACTGCGCCGATTTTGGTTTCAAATACGCCGCCGTCCAGCTCCCCGATAAATGCCTGCACATCAGTACTGCGTTCGCTAGCCATTTTGCTGCTCCTCATCATATCGACCCTGCAAGGTCGGTTAGTTTCTCCACAAAACAGAGAAGAACACCTGCGGTGGCAGCCGCCCGGATGGATTGGGTTATGAGCCCGTCGTCCGGTGATGCTCTTCTCTGTTTTGTAAAAAGAGCGGTACCAGCCGGAAGCAAGGGTACAAACTGGTACCGCCAGGACTACACACAGCATAAAGTTGTGGTGCCGGGTGCCTCCCGGTGCCTGGCGAAGGTTGCACACCAGGCGGGTGGGTATCCACAGAAGGTCGACTGTCAGCCTCAACCTTAACCCGCGTGCGCTGAGCCGCATTCACCACAACGCTAAGAATTCTCTCTGGTTGAAAATACTTAGCTGTTATGTGCCTGCTTTTAGCCACATCAGGCGAGGTGGACCTGGTTATTCCCCAACAACAAGGATTCGGTTAATCTGGTTATCCCCAACAACAAAAGGATTTTTTTTATGAAGTGCAATGGCTATGAAGAGCGGCACATGCCTCCTTACAAGAGGCCAGAACCACCGCCAAAACCTGATGATTCAGACTGAGGTGAAACATGTCCCGGCGTGACTTGATATTTGATCTTCATTATTCGCATTACCTCGAAAAGATGTTTGCAACATTGACTGGTCGCATCGACCGGTTGATGACTTTCCTAATTATTTTGTCGGGATGTGGTGTTTTTGTTTCTATCACTGGCTACGTTTGGTTTGGCGCATTTATCGCAGCCTTATCGGTTAGCCAAGTTGTTTATCAATTCTCCCGCTCTTCAGGTATTGCAACTGAACAAGCTCGCTTATATCTGGAACTAATCACCGATGAACCTTCTCTTACGGAAGAGGAATTACTCGCGCGTTTTAAACATTTGCAAAACGCCGATTCAAAACCTTGGGGTTGCCTGGAATTACCAGCTCAGAAAAGAGCAACGATTGTACTGGGCCTTACTGATACAACCAGGGAACTCTGCAAGCAAGAGGTGTTCGCCGCATGGTTGGCTGGAGATCTACCGAGGAAAAATCCCCATGGTTGAAAGAGCTGGTGGTCATAAACCGGCTAACCCAAGACCTCCACAACCAGTTGGGCCAAAGCCTAAAGCTTGATTGTTGATGGATACCCAGATTGTTAAAGAGCGAAGCGTCCTGTAGGGCGCTTTTTTGTTGCTAACGAATCATCCTGGACTTCATATGCCCCAGGCGGCTACTTAGTGGGCGTCCTGCCTGTTCATTTTTGACATTTACTGACCGCTTACGACACAGGCACCATGTTGCAACCAGATTTTGTTGTAATCCTGTAGTTGGTCTGGAACAAAAGATAAAATTAAATTGCGAGGCATGCAAGTAATATTTGCGGGATTTGCAAAATGATGGAGGGATAAAAAGCCACCTTTCGGTGGCTGATGGATGGGATATTGAGGTTAATTATGTCTCTTAAGGGTTTGCGACTGACTGATTAAGACCTTTCCAAAGACCATGAATCGGTGTTCGTTTTCGCTAGTAATTCCCCATTCACGGTAAATCTGGTTATCAGAAATCACCAGCAGTTTGTCAGGAATCATTTGAAGTCTTTTAACGTATATTTTGTCATCAAAACCAAAGACATATATACCATCACCATCAAACTGATTGATGCTGACATCAACGAAGATGAGATCTCCTGGCTCAATGGTTGGACACATACTGTCCCCACGAACGTTGATAACTTTGATGTGATTGGCTGGTCGTCCGCCGAACATTGATACAGCATTATCAGTTCTGTATTCGATGGCATGAATCACATCAATGACATCACCGCCCTGGATAAGGCCATTTCCCGCACTGGCACTGATATCCAGCATTTCAATACGGAACACATCCTTCACCTGCGCAACATCCTCATTATTACTGTTTTTATATACAGTATTGCTTTTGAGGGCAGAGGTAAAGAGATCAGCAATATCAACACCTAAGCTCTTGGCAATATTACTCAGTGTTTGTTCGGTAAATTGTTTCTGCTTACCCGTTTCTAAGCGCGAGATGTTCGCCGCATCTACTCCTATTGCTTCAGCGAGATCGGCGATTTTCATGTTCTTCGCTTGGCGAAGTTGTCTGACTCGGTTTCCTATGTTCATGCGTTTATTACATTTCTTTATTGCGTGATAAGCAAATCAACTTGCGCAAAATACTTGCGTGAAATAACATGCATAACGCGCAATATTTGGAGGGTATATGCAATCACCATTACGAAATGTGCGTAAGGCGCATGGTTTCACTTTGCAGCATGTTGCTGCGGGTGTTCAAGTCAATCCAGCGACGTTGAGTCGTATTGAGAGGCTGGAGCAGATTCCATCTATCGAGCTTGCAGAACGTTTAGCCAATTTTTTTAAGGGTGAAATCAGCGAAATGCAGATTCTTTATCCGGCACGTTTTCAATCTAGCCAAAACCAGAATGGGTTTAAACCACAGGAACAGGAGGTGAACCGTGGGTAAGCATCACTGGAAAGTAGAAAAACAGCCTGAGTGGTACGTGAAAGCAGTCAGAAAAACTATCGCAGCGTTGCCGGGGGGTTACGCTGAAGCAGCTGACTGGCTGGATGTAACAGAGAACGCATTATTTAACCGCCTTCGTGCCGATGGCGATCAAATTTTCCCGCTGGGATGGGCAATGATTTTACAACGTGCTGGTGGCACTCACTTCATTGCTGACGCTGTGGCGCAGTCTGCAAATGGCGTCTTTGTGTCTCTTCCTGACGTCGAGGATGTGGATAACGCCGATATTAACCAGCGCCTGCTGGAAGTCATTGAACAGATTGGCAGTTATTCCAAACAGATTCGTTCGGCAATCGAAGACGGTGTGGTGGAACCGCATGAGAAGACAGCAATTAACGACGAGCTGTATCTCTCAATTTCGAAGCTGCAGGAGCATGCAGCACTTGTCTACAAAATTTTTTGCATTTCAGAAAGTAATGACGCCCGCGAGTGTGCAGCTCCGGGCGTCGTGGCGTCGATTGCTTCTGGTTGTGGAGAAACTAACGCATGAACAGTTTAACAACACACTACCGTCGCTCGCAACTGATTGCACTTCCTGTACCAGGTGGAAAAGCGAAGGTGGAGTATTGCTATGCAGTAAATGTACCAGGTGACAGGGAAATTGTAACCCACAGCTTTGCAGAGTGGGCTGTGGGTGATTTCAACCGGCAGAAGGAGGCAGTCCTTTGCGACAAGTTAACCGCTGGTTCAAAGATCACTACGGAGTGCCCGTCAGAGTCATTCGTTGGGAGCCGGAAACACAACGGGTTATCTACCTCCGCGGAGGTTATGAGCATGAATGCTTCAGTCCGCTCGAACAGTTTCGTCGTAAATTCAGGGAAATAGAGGCCGGTCATGAGCACTAAATTAACCGGCTATGTATGGGATGGTTGCGCTGCATCAGGCATGAAGTTATCCAGCGTGGCAATTATGGCCCGCCTGGCTGATTTCAGTAATGACGAAGGTGTGTGCTGGCCATCAATTGAAACCATTGCCCGTCAGATTGGCGCGGGGATGAGTACCGTCAGAACGGCTATCGCACGGCTGGAAGCAGAAGGCTGGTTAACGCGTAAGGCGCGTCGCCAGGGTAACCGCAATGCGTCGAATGTTTATCAGCTTAACGTTGCGAAGCTTCAGGCAGCGGCATTTTCTCAACTGTCAGATTCTGACCCGTCAAAATCTGACGCATCAAAATCTGACCCGTCAAAATTTGATGCGTCGAAATCTGGCAAAAAAGCGGGTTTTCACCCGTCAGAATCTGGCGGGGATCCGTCAGTAAAATCAAAACATGATCCGTCAGATAAAAAACCTTCTCGTCCGGACGCTTCGCAACCGGACACGCAGACGGCTGAACAGGATTTTTTAACTCGCCATCCTGATGCGGTTGTATTCAGCCCTAAAAAGCGCCAGTGGGGGACGCAGGATGATTTGACCTGTGCACAGTGGCTCTGGAAAAAAATCATTGCCCTGTACGAGCAGGCCGCCGAATGTGACGGCGAGGTGGTTCGTCCCAAAGAACCGAACTGGACAGCCTGGGCAAACGAAATTCGCCTGATGTGTGTGCAGGATGGTCGTACTCACAAACAAATCTGCGAGATGTACAGCCGCGTCAGCCGCGATCCGTTCTGGTGCCGTAACGTGCTCAGCCCGTCAAAGTTGCGGGAAAAATGGGATGAGCTTTCCCTGCGCTTATCGCCGTCCGTCAGCACGTACACCGAAAAACGCGAAGACCCGTACTTCAAAGCCAGTTACGACAACGTGGACTATAGCCAGATCCCGGCAGGATTCAGGGGATGATCATGAGTCTGTTAAATGACGTTCAGAAATTCATTGAAGCCCATCCGGGGTGTACTTCTGGAGACATTGCGGATGCTTTTGCAGGTTACTCACGGCAGCGCGTTCTGCAGTCTGCAAGCAAGTTACGTCAGAGTGGGCGTGTGGCTCACCGTTGTGAAGGAGATACACGCAGACATCTCCCGCGCCTGACTGAGAGAGCGCAGGAACCGGAACCACAACCGGTTCGAGAAACCAGACCTGTGCGCAATTTCTATGTCGGCACTAACGATCCACGGGTGATTTTGTGCCTGACCCGCCAGGCTGAAGAACTGGAGTCCAGGGGCTTATACCGTCGTGCTGCAACCGTGTGGATGGCGGCATTCCGTGAAAGCCACTCCCAGCCAGAACGAAACAATTTTCTGGCGCGTCGTGAGCTGTGTTTACGGAAAAGCAGCAAGCGCGCTGTATCGAGTGATGAGTGGTATCTGTCAGGGAATTACGTGGGGGCGTAATGACGACGTTAACTCAATGCCAGCAGCAGGTGCTGGATATGCTGATTTCTTATCAGAAAGAGCGTGGCTTTCCGCCAACCAATCAGGAGGTGGCAACCATGCTGGGATACCGTTCAGTGAATGCAGCGGTAGAGCATCTTCGCGCACTGGAGAAAAAAGGCGTCATCACGATAAAGCGTGGCGTGGCCCGGGGGATAACGCTTCATACCGCGGTGAAGGACGACGACAGCGAGGCGGTCGGGATTATCCGCGCACTGCTTGCCGGTGAGGAAAACGCAAGGCTGCGTGCAACCCACTGGTTACATGAGAGGGGCCTGAAAGTATGAAGCTGATCCTGCCTTTTCCGCCCAGCGTGAACACGTACTGGCGACACCCCAACAAAGGGGCGTTTGCTGGTAAGAGCCTGATAAACGCGGTGGGGCGAAAATTCCAGAGCGCAGCGTGCGCAGCAATAGTTGAGCAGTTACGTCGTCTGCCGAAACCAACGTCGGCACCTGCTTCAGTGGAGATCGTGTTGTTTCCTCCGGATAACCGGATCCGCGATCTGGACAACTATAACAAGGCGCTGTTTGACGCCCTGACCCACGCGGGTGTGTGGGAAGACGACAGTCAGGTGAAAAGAATGCTGGTGGAGTGGGGACCGGTTATCCCGGAAGGGAAGGTCGAGATCACTATCAGTAAGTACGAGAAAACGGCGGGTGCAGCCGCCTGATCAAGAGGAGAAACGAAGTATGAATAATCTGATGGTCATTGATGGTATTGAAGTTCGTCGTGATGCTTATGGTCGTTACAGCCTGAACGATCTGCACAGGGCTGCCGGTTCTCTGGATAAGCATAAGCCTGCATTCTGGCTCCGCAATGAGCAAACTGAACGTTTAATAAGCGAGTTGCAGATTTGCAACTCGGTCAATATAGAGCCAGTTAACGTTATTCGTGGCGGAAATAACCAGGGGACGTATGTCTGCAAAGAACTGGTGTATGCCTATGCAATGTGGATCAGCCCGTCATTCCATCTGAAGGTGATCCGTACTTTCGACATGGTAACCAGCACACCGGAAAAATTATCCGGACAGGCTGCTGACAAGATGCAGGCTGGCGTGATTCTGCTGGACTTTATGCGCAGGGAGTTAAACCTGTCTAACTCTTCAGTGCTTGGTGCCTGTCAGAAACTCCAGGAGGCTGTTGGCTTACCGAATCTGGCACCGCGCTATGCCATTGATGCTCCAGCTGATGCACACGATGGCTCAAGTCGCCCGACACTGTCACTGAGTGCACTGCTGAAACAGTATGGTATCCGCCTGACGGCTAATCAGGCATATCACCAGATGGTGAAGCTGGGGATCGTCGAGCAGCGCGAACGATACAGCCGTACCGCGATTAACAACATCAAAAAATTCTGGTCGCTGACAGCGAAAGGCTGCATGTTCGGCAAGAACATCACCAGTCCCGCAAATCCGCGCGAGACGCAGCCGCATTTCTTCGAATCCCGATTCCCTGAGCTGTTAAAGCTGCTCGATACCGTTCATTGAGGTGACCGTGAGAGCACTACTGACCCCTGAAATTGCCCCGCGTATGGGGATCGTATTGTTCAGGCCAGGTTCAGAGCTGATGCCCCTGTTTATGCAGGGGCGTGTCCTGCTGGAGCCTGAGCCGGAGCGTTATTCATCTTTCGCCAGTGGTGCCGTTCCGGCGGCATCACAACCGCTGGCGGATGATCCTGCCGTTCGGGCCGTGTTCCGCGATGAGGCAGTGATCCGTCGTGCTGGTGGCGTGGAATGTCTTGAAAGCTGGTTACTTCGTGAAAAAGGCTGCCAGTGGCCTCATTCCGACTGGCACAGCGAGAACATGACCACAATGCGACACGCTCCGGGTGCAATCCGTCTGTGCTGGCACTGCGATAACCAGCTGCGCGATCAGTTCACGGAACGGCTGGAATCAATGGCAACGGATAACTGTGCCCGCTGGGTGTTGTCTGTTGTGCGTCGGGATCTCGGTTTTGATGATAGTCACGTTGTGACAATGCCGGAACTATGCTGGTGGCTGGTTCGTAATGACCTGGCGGATGCCTTACCGGAAAGTGCAGCCCGTAAGGCACTGAGATTACCGAAGCCTGTTGTGCCGTCTGTCACCCGGGAAAGTGACCTTGTTCCTTCGGTTCCTGCCACCAGCATCATCCAGGATAAGGCGAAAAAGGTGCTGGCGCTGAAAGTGGAGCCGGAGTCGCCGGAGTCTTTTATGTTACGCCCCAAACGTCGCCGCTGGGTTAATGAAAAGTACACGCGCTGGGTTAAGACACAGCCGTGTGCATGTTGTGGAAAGCCTGCTGATGATCCCCACCACCTGATAGGTCACGGTCAGGGTGGAATGGGAACAAAAGCGCATGACCTTTTTGTGTTGCCTTTGTGCAGAAAGCATCACGACGAGCTGCATGCGGATACCGTGGCATTTGAAGAGAAGTATGGCTCCCAGCTGGAGCTGATATTTCGTTTTATCGATCGTGCGCTGGCAATTGGCGTGCTGGCCTGATTTTGTGGAGAAAGTTGATGCGTGATATGTATGAAGTTTTAGACCGCTGGGGAGCGTGGGCTGCAGCAGATAACAGTGGTGTGGACTGGCAGCCGATAGCAGCAGGCTTTAAGGGGCTTTTACCTCATGGTAAAAAAATACGCCTTCAGTGTGATGATGATGAAGGCATCATGATAGACGGCTGTGTTGCCCGCTTGTGTAAGTATAAACCAGACGAATATGAGCTGATCATTGCTCACTTCGTTATAGGTATTTCACTGCGTTCTATTGCGAAGAGACGCAGATGCTCAGATGGAACAATCCGGAAGCAATTGCAGACTGCGTTAGGTTTCATTAATGGGGTTATGTACATGCTCAAGTAATATTTGGCATTAATTTAAATAAAATACCGATGATGCCTATGAATGTAGGCATCCATGCTAGTGATAATAAACTGTCAAGCACCTTATGACAAAAATCCTCATTGTCATTTAATTTTTTAATAGCCTCTTCTAAGCTCTCTTTAAGATCGCTGGTGTCATCCTTTATTCTATATCTTAATTGTCCAAAAAGTATTTCTTTAGAGTGTGAAATACGAGCGAGTTGTTTTTTTTGTGACACAATCATTGCAGATGTTATTATTGCTGTGATAATCAATCCAATTAAAGCAATAATCCAATCAGTTTTTGTTGTTAATTTGAAAATAGCAATTGAACCAGCTAGTGAAATAGGTATTGCAAGAGCTTTGTTAGAAATTTCTGAAATTATTTTTGACAGTTTTTCTGAGTAATCGAGTTCAGCATCAACAACTTCTTTCCTTGCTTTATGAAAAGAAAATGCCGACATATAAGCAGCTAAGTTGTTCGTATAAAGTTCGCATATGAAATCCCACTTGTTAATTAACTCGACAAAGGAATTTCCATTTTTATTAACATACTCAATAACTGTGTTTCTGAAAGTGTTAATCTTTTCAATGTGATGGGCATCAGTAGTAGCTTCACTACTTACTAATGTTTTAACTAACTGAGTATTTACTGTTTTATCATTAAAAATTTCTTCTGTAATATTTGTTTCAATTACAGCAGAAGAAGATTTAGACTCTGAGTTTAAAATAAAGACTAAACGATAAAATGTACCTTTGCTATCTTTTTTTATATCATGGAAATGAGCAAGCATGGAAAGAGCATTGATTAGCTCACAAATGTCCTCAATTTTTTGGATATAAGAAGGTTTTGGTGTTTCTAATGAATAGAAATCATCCTCTATAATATAGAAATACTCTGGCATTATGCCTTTCTTGAGCGTGTTTATTTTTACAAACTCGTTTTTATTTTTATAAAAACGATTCGCACTTCCTTGTGAAATTTTAAACGAGTATGTAAGAAAATTTCCCTTTTCAGGAAAGTCTTCATAATCATAAATTAAATGACCATCCACCTCTATTTCGTCAGCTGTACCAGCTTGAAAAGTAGGGTTCAAAATTCTTTTGAACAATGATTTTACGTCTGCATTATAAGCTATACGCGCAGAAAACTTAGCCCCGTCAAAATGAGGATAGCTTGATAATCTATACAGATTAACTATTATACTAAAATCATTCATTCTTTATCTTCTTCATTACTCGGGTTATCAGTTTCTTTCAACGCTCTTCTTATCTTAGTTAATGCTTCAACAGGCAAATTATTAAATGTTAGGCTTTGGTTTTCGTCATCATAATATATTTTAGCATCAGTTGTGACACCGAGTAAATCCTTGTCGAAGTGAAAGCTCAATGATGGGGTTTTATATATCACATTGCGGATTTTATCTAAGGAGTTTTTATTGATTACGAACTCTGATGGGATTCTGACTTCCTCACTATTGAGGTGTTTCATTAATTTATCAACAAGTTCTGTTTTTTCTTCCTCTTTTAAATCGGACATATGGCCTGAAGCAAGCGATTCGATATCAGAAAGCCTTGCAGAGTGCTCGTTGTCAAATTGCTTTTCTAAGTATTTGATAACATCATTTCTAAATGACTCTGCTTGATTTTTTAAAAGAGGTTCTTTCTTAAAGAAACGCCTTATTTCATCTGGTAACTTACGGGTTGCACCTGCTGAAGCAATCCCCTTGTCACATCCTAATGCTGCTATAAAATATGCTGCCGCTGACTGTCCCGTAGTTTTGCTTATAAAGCTTAGATAACTTAAGTCTGTTTTTTTTAAGTCATCTGCTTTTTGGTATTCTTCATAATATCTGAAATTTATTTTTGCTGCTTGGTTAATATTGCCAAGTTCTAAGTGAATCATTTCCTCTGGCTCTAAATTTTCACTAATAGTTACGCCATTAGTTTTTTTGATCATTGTAACCAATAGATAACGGAAACCAGATAAAATATAATCAGTAAAAACAACATATCCTCCAGAAGCCCAAATCTGCTCTTGAGCAGATTTATACATTTGTTTCATAACTTCCTTCGATAATTCAATGAAATCACTTGAAACAGATTGTTGAACTAAAGAGTATTTATGAAATAGTTCTGGTATAGGGCCTTGCTTTGTTTTATTTTTAATAAAAACACCATAATGCGCTGAGTTCCCTTTTGAACCATACAAATCAATAACACCGTCTACTAATTTTTTTACTATATCATTTGTTTTATCTAGTTCTGTATCACGAAGATTGTATGGTTTGGAGTGATCGAAGTCTTTATTAGATTCTTTTAAGAGCTCATGAACGATTACGTGGCGTATGCTTACTTTGCTCATTTTTTTGGTCAATTCCATGCGGTTAAGCTAACAATTGTAAAGAGCATAATAAATTACTAACGCGTACGCAAAAACTATCATAATCTGTTAAGAGTGGTTACTTCGCCACACAGCTTAAACCCGCGTCGAGCGGGTTTTGTCGTTTCTGGGGCTGGGGATTCGTTGGTTCTGGCCTATTCCGCAGTTATCCATTGGTTCGGCTTCTTTGACGTTTCCGCTTCTGATTTGCGGTACATGATGTTCCCTCAATTTGCACCTGCTGTATCAGCGAGGTGAGAGATAACTACAAATGCCTCATAACCCAAATACCTGGTTGGAGTTGGTCCAGAGCTGGTGGCGTGGAGACACACCGTTGGGCGCAGTGATTATGTCGATTGTTATGGCTGGCTTGCGCATTGCATATTTTGGCGGTGGTGGGGGCTGGAAACGAAAAACGCTCGAGATTTTGCTCTGTGGTGCTCTGACGCTGACTTTTGCATCCGCTCTTGAGTATGTCGGATGGCCTAAATCTCTTTCTGTTGCCATTGGTGGTGGCGTTGGGTTGATCGGTGTCGATGCTATTCGTGGGGCTGCAATGAGAGTAATCGGTAATAAGTTTGGTGGTTCTAAGGAGTAATTTATGCAGGTGCTAAATCCCCAGCGTAAAGCTTTCCTTGATATGGTGGCTTGGTCAGAAGGAACGGATAACGGACGACAACCGACACGTAATCACGGTTATGATGTTATTGTTGGCGGCGAACTGTTTACTGATTACTCTGATCACCCTCGCAAACTTGTCACGTTAAACCCCAAACTCAAATCAACAGCCGCCGGACGTTATCAGCTTCTTTCACGCTGGTGGGATGCTTACCGTAAACAGCTTGGTTTGAAAGACTTCTCCCCCAAAAGCCAGGACGCAGTGGCATTGCAGCAGATTAAAGAGCGTGGCGCTTTACCGATGATTGATCGCGGTGATATCCGTCAGGCTATCGATCGTTGCAGCAATATCTGGGCGTCGTTACCTGGTGCAGGTTACGGTCAGTATGAACATAAAATCGGTGACCTGATTTCCCGGTTTAAAGAGGCTGGTGGGGTGGTAAATGAAGTTGAGCTATAAGCTGGTTATCGCTGCATTCTTCTTTACTGTCATCGGTTCTTTCATCTGGTCTGCCAACCACTACTACAGCAAATATCAGCACGAAAAGAAACGTGCTGATGAGGCTGTACAAAATGTTGAATCTGCAACAGCCATTACCCGTAACGTCCTGCAATCACTGCAAATCGTCAATACAGTTATAGAGGTTAACCAGCATGCAAAACAGCAGATCGCACTGGAGTCACAGAGAACCCAGGAAGATATCAAAGTGGCTGTTGCGGATGATGATTGTGCTTCACGTCCTGTGCCTGCTGCCGCTGCTGACCGGTTGCGGAAATTCGCGAACGGTTTACGTGAGCGCTCCGGTGGCACCACTGCCAGCCAGCCTGACTTCTGATACTCCTGTACCGTTTATACCCAATCCGCTGACGTATGGTACCAGTCTGGAGTTGAATGTTGCTCTATTGTCAGCCTTGGGACAATGTAATTTTGATAAAACTGGAATCAGAAAGATTGAATCACGGCGCGCTATTTTGCATTCGAAAGACAAATAGCTCGAGTTATATTTTTCATTATCAGTGCGAATGCGCCTAATAAAGCTGTGTATTATGATAATTTTATAAAACTTATGGGCTTAAATTCAGACGCCAGCGTTTTTATAGTGTAATGTAGCAGCTTACATAAAATATGCATCGTGATTAACTATTAGTCCAACCTTTTGGACCAATATGAAAGTGGAAGTTTGTACAAATCGTTTGTAGATGATTAAACATGTGTCTAGTAGAGCTAGTCATGAACAGGTTTATTACGTATCATTTTGTTTAGATTATCGAGAGTACAACTAGTAGAGCAGCTAATCTTTAGATAGTGCCAGTGATGTTCACTTACGATAAACTAACCTTTTCATTCAGTGGAGGTTATGATGTGGCATACATTACTTAACTGGCCTTGGGGAACTGTGTGGTCAGCTGTATCGGCTTTAGGTTCAATTGTAACTGTTACATTAGGTTTTTGGGCAATGAATGTTTGGCGGCGACAGGAGGCTCTGAAGGCCAAAATGGCTCTGAAAATGGCAGTGGCTGATTATTCAAATGCATTATCACAGCTACCTTTATCTCTTAGTCGTAATGTTCGTATTGAAAAAAGGGCCGAGCTACGAGAGTTAAGCCATAAATTAAATGCTATTAATAATGCTTTTTTGATATGCGAACATATGTTGGAAAAATACCCACGTGTAAACAGCGGTTGTCGTTCTTTATCTGTTGCCCACAAAGAATATATTAGAATGAGAGATAATAGTATTCAGGCGAAATATATTTGTCATAATATTCTTTCAGAACAGTTTGTATTCAAATGAAAATGAACGATTGGTATTTACTTGCCGTTTATTCATTGGATTGAAAAGTCTATTTAGCAAACCGTGTTAAAGCGGTTTCTGATTGCAGTTATGGTTAGATATTTAACGAAAACTACAGGGATAATAGATGCCTCCACGAACCCCAAAAGCCTGCCGCGTTCGCGGCTGCCGCCATACCACGACTGACCCATCAGGCTACTGCGAAAGCCACAAAAGCGAAGGCTGGAAGCAATACAAGTCTGGCCAGTCCCGTCATCAGCGCGGTTATGGTTCGAAGTGGGACGTTATCCGCGCGCGTGTGCTGAAGCGTGACAAAGGCCTGTGCCAGTTGTGCCTGCGTGCCGGTGTGGTGCGCGAGGCGAAAACCGTTGACCACATCATCCCTAAAGCGCATGGCGGCACCGATGCAGACAGTAACCTACAGAGTCTGTGCTGGCCGTGTCATAAGGCGAAGACGGCCCGTGAACGGATTAAGTAAGAACCAGTTCCCACTGCCAGAGGGGAGGGGCGGGTCAAATCCCTGTGACCTGACGTCTTCCGGACTGCCCGCCCCATCGTTTTTTTATACCCGCGAAAAATGAAATTTAACCAGGAGTGCCGCATATGGCTGGAACGGCGGGGCGTTCCGGGCGTCGCCCCAAGCCAACGGCGCGCAAGGCGCTGGCCGGAAACCCCGGCAAGCGAGCCCTGAACAAAGATGAACCCGTTTTTACGCCCATCAAAGGTGTTGAGCCACCGGAGTGGTTCGCTGAAGAAGAGCTCCCTCTCGCCACGATCATGTGGCAACTGACAACCAAAGAACTCTGCGGTCAGGGCCTGCTGTGCGTGACTGACCTCGCAGTGCTTGAGCGGTGGTGCGTAGCCTATGAGTTCTGGCGACGTGCTGTGAAAAATATTGCCAGACAGGGCAACACCATCACCGGTGCAATGGGCGGCATGGTCAAAAATCCGGAGCTGACCGCCAAAAAAGAACAGGAGTCCGAGATGAGCAGTACGGGGGCAATGCTCGGACTCGACCCCAGCAGCCGCCAGCGTCTGATTGGCCTGGCGGGGCAGAAGAAAGCCACTAACCCGTTTCTGAAAATTATCGAATCATGAGCCGGAAATCTTACCCCAACGTAAATGCTGCCAATCAGTATGCCCGGGATGTCGTGCGCGGAAAGATTGTGGCCTGCCAGTTTGTGATTCAGGCCTGCCAGCGCCATCTTGATGACCTGATGGCGGAAAAAAGTAAGTCGTTTCGTTACCGCTTCGACAAGGACCTGGCTGAACGGGCCGCCAAATTTATTCAGCTGTTGCCGCACACCAAGGGTGAGTGGGCATTCAAGAGGATGCCCATCACGCTGGAGCCGTGGCAGCTCTTTGTGATCTGCTGTGCGTTTGGCTGGGTCAATAAAGGCACCCGGCTGCGCCGCTTCCGGGAGGTGTATACCGAAATCCCCCGTAAGAACGGCAAATCAGCAATCTCTGCCGGTGTCGCCCTGTATTGTTTTGCCTGTGATAACGAGTTCGGCGCGGAAGTGTATTCCGGTGCCACGACGGAGAAACAGGCATGGGAAGTCTTTCGTCCGGCAAGACTGATGTGTAAACGCACACCCATGCTGACGGAAGCGTTCGGGATTGAGGTTAACGCCTCAAACATGAATCGTCCGGAGGATGGCGCGCGGTTTGAACCGCTGATCGGTAACCCCGGTGATGGTTCATCACCCCACTGTGCGGTGGTGGATGAATATCACGAGCACGCCACCGATGCGCTTTACACCACGATGCTTACCGGGATGGGGGCGCGACGTCAGCCACTGATGTGGGCCATTACTACTGCCGGGTACAACATTGAGGGGCCGTGCTACGACAAGCGACGGGAAGTTATCGAGATGCTCAACGGGTCGGTACCCAACGATGAACTGTTCGGGATCATCTATACCGTTGACGAAGGCGATGACTGGACCGACCCGCAGGTGCTGGAAAAAGCTAACCCGAATATTGGCGTGTCGGTTTATCGCGAATTTTTGTTAAGTCAGCAGCAGCGTGCGAAAAATAACGCCCGTCTGGCAAACGTCTTTAAAACAAAACACCTCAATATCTGGGTGTCGGCGCGTTCGGCGTATTTCAACCTGGTGAGCTGGCAGAGCTGCGAGGATAAATCACTGACCCTTGAGCAGTTCGAGGGGCAGCCGTGCATTCTGGCCTTTGACCTGGCGCGTAAGCTGGATATGAACAGCATGGCGCGACTTTATACCCGCGAGATTGACGGTAAAACGCATTACTACAGTGTGGCCCCGCGTTTCTGGGTACCGTATGACACGGTGTACAGCGTCGAGAAAAATGAAGATCGACGGACAGCCGAACGCTTTCAGAAATGGGTGGAAATGGGCGTTCTGACCGTTACCGATGGTGCGGAGGTGGATTATCGCTACATCCTCGAGGAGGCCAAAGCGGCGAACAAAATCAGCCCGGTCAGTGAGTCACCCATCGACCCCTTCGGGGCGACCGGGTTGTCACATGACCTTGCTGATGAAGACCTGAACCCCATCACTATCATTCAGAACTACACCAACATGTCCGACCCGATGAAAGAGCTGGAAGCGGCAATTGAATCGGGGCGCTTTCATCATGATGGCAATCCCATCATGACCTGGTGTATCGGCAACGTGGTCGGCAAAACCATTCCGGGTAACGATGATGTGGTGAAGCCCGTCAAAGAGCAGGCGGAAAACAAAATCGATGGTGCAGTTGCGCTGATTATGGCGGTTGGCAGAGCCATGCTGTACGAGAAAGAAGACACGCTGTCTGACCACATTGAGTCCTATGGGATCCGCTCGCTTTAACTGAGGTAATTATGATCATGCTGATTCTCGCGCCTCTGGTGGGCGTGCTGGGGGCGCTTTTGCTGGCGTATGGTGCCTGGCTGATTTATCCCCCGGCGGGGTTTGTTGTTGCCGGGGCGTTGTGTCTGTTCTGGTCGTGGCTGGTGGCGCGATATCTCGACCGTACACAGTCGTCTGTCGGCGGAGGTAAATAGTGTTCTTTTCGGGATTATTTCAACGAAAAAGTGACGCACCGGTGACCACGCCAGCAGAGCTGGCGGATGCTATCGGGTTGTCCTACGACACCTATACCGGAAAGCAGATCAGCAGCCAGCGGGCCATGCGACTGACGGCGGTTTTTTCCTGTGTCAGGGTGCTGGCGGAGTCGGTCGGGATGTTGCCCTGCAACCTGTATCACCTGAACGGCAGTCTGAAGCAGAGAGCCGCTGGCGAACGTCTGCATAAGCTGATCTCCACGCATCCCAATGGCTATATGACGCCGCAGGAGTTCTGGGAGCTGGTGGTCACCTGTCTGTGCCTGCGGGGAAACTTTTACGCCTACAAAGTGAAAGCATTTGGCGAAGTGGCTGAACTGCTGCCCGTCGATCCCGGCTGTGTGGTACCGAAGCTTAACAGTAGCTGGGAGCCGGTCTATCAGGTCACATTCCCGGATGGCTCCACGGATGTACTGAGCCAGGAGGATATCTGGCATGTGCGCACGCTGACGCTGGACGGACTGGTGGGGCTGAATCCCATCGCCTATGCCCGCGAGGCAATATCGCTGGCGGCAGCGACCGAAGAGCACGGGGCCAGACTGTTCAGCAATGGCGCGGTGACGTCGGGTGTGTTGCGTACAGAGCAGACGCTGTCAGATCAGGCTTATGAGCGCCTGAAGAAAGATTTTGAGGAGCGTCACACCGGGCTTGGCAATGCTCACCGCCCGATGATCCTTGAGATGGGGCTGGACTGGAAGTCGATGGCGCTGAACGCCGAGGACAGCCAGTTCCTGGAAACCCGCAAGTTTCAGCTTGAAGAAATCTGTCGTCTGTTCCGGGTACCGTTGCACATGGTGCAGAACACCGATCGCGCCACCTTCAACAATATCGAAGAACTGGGGCTCGGATTTATCAACTATTCACTGGTGCCGTATCTGACCCGCATCGAACAGCGGATCAACACCGGACTGGTACGAAAAAGTAAGCAGGGCGTTTATTACGCCAAATTTAACGCCGGGGCGTTACTGCGCGGGGATATGAAGTCCCGTTTTGAAGCCTACGCCACCGGGATTAACTGGGGAATTTACTCTCCCAATGACTGCCGCGACCTGGAAGATATGAATCCGCGTCCCGGTGGTGATGTCTATCTCACACCGATGAACATGACCACGAAACCCTCCGATGGCAGTAAAGCCGGTAAGCAGAAGGATAACGCCAATGCAGACGAAACAACGTCTTGATGTACCGCTGAGTCTGAAATCTGTCAGTGACTCCGGTGAGTTTGAAGGGTATGGCTCCGTCTTTGGTGTAAAGGACAGCCACGATGATGTGGTGATGTCCGGGGCATTTGCTGCTTCCCTGCGGGCGTGGAGTGACAGAAAAGCGTTACCTGCGCTGCTCTGGCAGCACCGCATGGATGAACCCATCGGTGTTTACACCGAAATGAAGGAAGACGATGTCGGGCTTTACGTCAGGGGACGGTTGCTTATTGATGATGATCCCCTCGCAAAACGCGCACATGCACACATGAAGGCCGGTTCGTTAACCGGCCTTTCTATTGGGTACGTCCTGAAAGACTGGGAATACGACCGGAGCAAAGAAGCCTTTCTGCTGAAAGAAATCGACCTCTGGGAAGTCAGCCTGGTGACGTTCCCGTCTAACGACGAGGCGCGGATCAGCGACGTCAAGAACGCACTGGCCCGCGGGGAAATCCCCGAACAGAAAAAAATCGAAAGAGTCCTGCGTGATGTCGGACTCTCCCGTACCCAGGCCAAAGCATTCATGGCCGGGGGCTATGGCGCACTGTCCCTGCGCGACGCTGAGGATGTGGGCTCTGCACTGAATGCACTGAAAAATCTGAACTTCTAATCAGGAGAAATACGATGGCGGTTGATATTAAAGATGTGGAACAGGTCGCGCAGGAGCTGCAGCAGAAGTTTGACGACTTCAAAGCAAAGAACGACAAGCGCGTGGATGCGATTGAGCAGGAAAAAGGCAAACTTGCCGGGCAGGTGGAAACCCTGAACGGGAAACTCAGCGAGCTGGAAAACCTCAAAAGCGATCTTGAAAAAGAGCTGCTTGAGCTGAAACGTCCGGCAGGTGGTGCGCAAAATAAACTGGCCACCGAGCATAAAGAGGCGTTTGTGTGCTTCCTGCGTAAAGGCCGTGAAGACGGTCTGCGCGATCTGGAGCGTAAGGCATTGCAGGTGGGCACCGATGAAGACGGTGGCTATGCCGTGCCGGAAGCGCTGGATCGCAACATTCTCAACCTGCTTAAAGATGAAGTGGTGATGCGTCAGGAAGCCACGGTGATCACCGTTGGCGGTTCCGACTACAAAAAACTGGTGAATCTGGGCGGTACGGCTTCCGGATGGGTGGGGGAAACGGATACGCGATCCCAGACTGCCACCTCCAGACTGGAGCTGATTGAACCTCTCATGGGGGAAATCTACGGTAACCCGCAGGCCACCCAGAAAATGCTGGACGATGCCTTTTTCAACGTGGAGGCCTGGATCAACAGCGAGCTGGCAACCGAATTTGCCGAACAGGAAGAAATTGCCTTTACCTCAGGCGATGGCACCAAGAAGCCGAAAGGGTTCCTGGCGTATGAATCCACTGATGAAACCGATAAGGTCCGGGCGTTCGGCAAACTTCAGCATATTGTATCCGGCGACGCGACTGCGGTGACCGCAGACGCCATTATCAAACTGATTTACACGCTGCGTAAGGCACACCGCACCGGCGCGAAGTTCATGATGAACAACAACAGCCTGTTTGCCATCCGTCTGCTGAAAGACACCGAGGGTAACTATCTGTGGCGTCCGGGGCTGGAACTGGGGCAGCCGTCCTCTCTGGCGGGTTACGGTATCGCTGAAAACGAACAGATGCCGGATATCGCCGCTGATGCGAAAGCCATTGCATTTGGTAACTTCAAACGGGGTTACACCATCGTTGACCGTATCGGCACCCGCATTCTGCGTGACCCGTACACCAATAAACCGTTTGTCGGTTTTTATACCACCAAGCGCACCGGCGGGATGCTGGTCGATTCGCAGGCCATCAAACTGCTGAAGATTGCAGCGGCGTAATCACTCAGGGGCGCGGAACCGCGCCCCCTGTTCTGACGGGTGAAGAATCATGATCCTGAAACAAGATCTGAAATGGTCACCGGACGGTATGCGTGTTGAGGTCATTCGGGCCGGTGAGTATGACGACGGGGCGCTTCCTGCCCGGGTGCAGGAGATTGCACTTCAGGCCGGGTTAGCAGAGCGCGGAACCAGTGCAAAAAGCAGTAAAGCGACAAAAGAGAAAAAAGCCACGACCAGTAAAGAGGGCTGAGTATGCTTCTGACAATGGAAGAGATTAAAGCCCAACTCCGGCTGGATGAGGATTTCGATGCTGATGACCGCCATCTGCAACTGCTGGCCTGTGCGGCGCAAAAGCGGACGGAAACGTATCTGAACCGGAAGCTCTATGCACCGGATGAAACCATTCCGGACAGCGACCCGGACGGACTGCACCTGCCGGATGATATTCGTCTGGGGATGCTGATGCTTATCAGCCATTTTTACGAAAACCGCTCGTCGGTTACGGAAGTGGAGAAACTCGACATGCCGCAGAGTTTTGGCTGGCTTGTCGGCCCGTACAGGTACTTTCCGCAATGAAAATTCGTCAGGCGCAGACCAGCGCAACCTACATTCTGCCGGACCCGGGTGAACTGAATAAACGCGTCCTGATCCGCCTGCGGGTGGATATGCCCGCGGATAACTTTGGCGTGGAGCCTCAATACCCGGTTACGTTCCGGACATGGGCGAAGGTTATCCAGACCAGTGCCACCACCTGGCAGGAAACCGCGCAGACCGGGGACGCCATCACCCATTACATCACCATTCGTTACCGCCGGAGGATCACCGCTGATTATGAGGTGGTCTGCGGTGACAGTGTGTACCGGGTGAAACGTCAGCGCGATCTGAACGGGGCGCGGCGCTTTCTGCTGCTGGAGTGTACGGAGCTGGGCGAATGTAGGCAGAGTCACGGAGGCAGCAATGGCGACTCCCTTTTTTCACGTTGATGTTCAGCAGCCCGCCGAGATGCGCTTTAACCGCGCCCGTGTCCGGCGGGCGTTTGTCACGATTGGGCAGCGTCATATGCGTGATGCCCGTCGGCTGGTGATGCGCCGTGCGCGGTCGGCACCGGGTGAAAACCCCGGTTATCAGACCGGACGCCTGGCTCGTTCGATTGGTTATATGGTGCCGAGAGCCAGTAAAAAGCGAGCCGGTTTTATGACACGCATTGCCCCTAACCAGCGCAACGGGAAGGGGAACCGGATGATCTCTGGTGACTTCTATCCGGCGTTTCTGTTTTTTGGTGTCCGGGGAGGAGCAAAACGTCGTCGTAGTCATCATCGTGGTGCATCCGGTGGCAGCGGCTGGCGACTGGCTCCACGTAATAACTTCATGGTGGAAACTCTTGAAAAGAACCGCAGCTGGACACGCTATTTTCTGGCGCGGGAATTGCGTAAATCACTGAAGCCGGAGCGACGACACAGATGAAACTGACGCCTGTTATTGCTGCGCTGCGTGCCCGCTGCCCGTATTTTGAAAACCGGGTGGCAGGCGCGGCACAGTTCAAAAATCTGCCGGAGGTCGGAAAGCTGAGACTCCCGGCGGCGTATGTGGTACCGGGTGATGACTCTCCGGGAGAAAACAAAAGCCAGACCGACTACTGGCAGGAGCTGAAAGAGGGCTTCTCCGTGGTTGTCATACTGAGTAACGGGCGTGATGAGCGCGGTCAGTTTGCCTCGTATGATGTGGTGGACGATGTCCGGCAGATGCTCTTTAAGGCCCTGCTGGGCTGGAACCCGGAAGCGTGCGGTAACCCGATTACCTATGACGGCGGCACGCTGCTGGATCTGAATCGTCATGAGCTGATTTATCAGTTCGATTTTTCGGTCATCAGCGAGCTGACTGAAGACGATACCCGCCAGCAGGATGATCTGAACAGTCTGGATGAACTGCAAACGCTGGCGATTGATGTCGATTATCTCGATCCCGGTAACGGGCCTGACGGCGATATCGAACATCACACCGAAATAACCCTTCCTTCCTGAGGATCCTCATGTTTGTCAAACCTGTTAAAGGGCGGTCAGTGCCTGACCCTGCCCGCGGCGACCTTTTGCCCGCCGAAGGGCGAAATGTTGACGAGAACAACTACTGGCTGCGCCGTGAAGCAGCGGGTGATATCCGGCGCGTGAATAAAAAGGTGAACACCGATGACGATAAGCTTTAACACCATTCCGTCGAATACGCTGGTTCCGCTGTTTTATGCGGAAATGGATAACCAGGCGGCGAATACTGCACAGGACAGCGGAGCATCGCTGCTGATTGGTCATGCCAATAACGGTGCAGAGATTGTTGCCAACAGTCTGGTGCTGATGCCGTCGGCAGACTATGCACGCCAGATTTGTGGTGCGGGAAGTCAGCTGGCGCGTATGGTCGAGGCTTATCGCCAGACTGACCCGTTTGGCGAGCTGTATGTGATTGCCGTTCCGGAAGCCACAGGCGCGGCGGCAACGGTTACGCTGACGGTGACCGGGGAGGCAACCGAAACCGGCACGGTGAATGTGTATGTGGGACGTACCCGCGTGCAGGCACCGGTGACTAACGGCGATAACGTCACGATGATTGCCAGCAGTATCCAGGATGCCATCAATGCCGTTCCGACCCTGCCGTTTACGGCTTCATCTTCGGCAGGCGTGGTCACACTGACCGCGCGTCATAAGGGGCTTTGCGGGAATGAAATTCCTGTCAGCCTCAATTACTACGGCTTTGGTGGGGGCGAAGTGCTGCCTGCGGGCGTACAGATTGCCGTGGCGACGGGGACCGCCGGAACAGGCTCTCCTGTTCTCACTGGCGCGGTGGCTGCAATGGCGGATGAGCCGTTTGATTATATCGGCCTGCCGTTCAACGACACGGCCTCCGTTAACACGCTGGTGACCGAGATGAACGATACCAGCGGTCGCTGGAGCTATGCGCGTCAGCTGTATGGTCATGTGTATACGGCAAAGATCGGCACGCTGTCAGAACTGGTGACCGCAGGTGACCAGTTTAACCAGCAGCACATTACCCTGGCGGGGTACGAAAAAGACACCCAGACGCCTGCCGATGAGCTGGCGGCAAGCCGTACCGCCCGCGCAGCGGTGTTTATTCGCAACGATCCGGCACGTCCCACGCAGACCGGTGAGCTGGTGGGTATGCTGCCTGCGCCGAAGGGGAAACGGTTCACGATGACCGAACAACAGACCCTGCTGTCTCATGGCGTGGCAACGGCGTATGTCGAAAGCGGGGTACTGCGCATTCAGCGTGATGTCACCACGTACAGGAAAAACGCTTACGGGGTTGCGGATAACAGCTACCTCGACAGCGAGACGCTGCATACCAGCGCGTATGTACTGCGCAAACTGAAATCCGTCATTACCAGTAAGTACGGGCGTCACAAGCTTGCCAGTGACGGTACCCGCTTTGGTCCCGGTCAGGCGATTGTCACCCCGGCGGTGATCAAAGGGGAACTGCTGGCAACCTACCGTCAGCTTGAGCGAGCGGGGATCGTGGAAAACTACGAACTGTTTAAGCAGTACCTGGTTTTGGAGCGTGATGCCAGCGATCCGAACCGCCTGAACACGCTGTTCCCGCCTGACTATGTTAACCAGTTGCGTGTCTTTGCCGTGGTTAACCAGTTCCGTCTTCAGTATTCAGAGGAGTCTGCATAATGGCCCGTATCGGGGGAACCTGTTATTTCAAAATTGACGGTCAGCAGCTATCGCTGACCGGCGGCATTGAGGTGCCCATGAACAGGACGGTCAATGATGACATCATCGGCCTGGACGGTTCAGTGGACCGCAAGGAAACTCACCGTGCGCCTTATGTCAAAGGGACCTTCAAGGTGCCGAAGAATTTTCCGGTGAGCAAAATCACCTCGTCTGATGAGATGACCATCACTGCCGAGCTGGCGAACGGTCAGGTCTATGTATTGTCGTCTGCCTGGCTGCACGGCGAAGCGAACCATAATGCCGAAGAAGGCACGGTTGATCTTGAGTTCCACGGTGAAGAAGGGGATTACCAGTGATTGAGCTTGTACTTAAAAAACCGATCATCGCCCACAAAGAAACACTGCATGTGCTGGAAATACGTGAGCCTACGTATGACGAGATTGAGGCGCTGGGGTTCCCTTTCTCTGTTTCGCCTGATGGTGGTATGAAAATGGACAGTCAGGTGGCGCTGAAATATATCCCGCTTCTGGCCGGGATCCCGCGCTCGTCTGCAGCGCAGATGACGAAGCTGGATATTTTCAAGGCAGGCATGATTGTAATGCGTTTTTTTACCGGCTTGGAGACGGAAGAGAGCTCCGGAAGCGATTCTACAATGTCGCGTGGTTCTGGAAATTAAACCCCCTTGAACTTCGCCGGACGGCTATTTCCCACTTTGCTGATCTGGAGGCAGAGGCTGTCCGTATAAATGAGGAGATGAAGCATGGCTGATAATTTTCAGCTGAAAGCCATCATCACCGCTGTTGACAGGCTGTCCGGCCCGCTTAAAGGTATGCAGCGTCAGCTTAAGGGATTTCAGAAAGAAGTCTCCAGCCTTGCTCTGGGCGCTGCCGGGGCGGGTACTGCAATAATGGGGGCACTGGCACTCCCTGTAAAATCAGCCATCACCCTTGAATCGAAGATGGCTGATGTCCGCAAAGTGGTGGACGGTCTGGATACGCCGGATGCGTTTAAGGCCATGACGGAGCAGGTACGCGCTTTGTCTACTGAGCTTCCCATGTCTGCAGACGGGATCGCGGAAATTGTGGCGGCTGGCGGTCAGGCCGGGATTGCACGTGATGAACTGATGCAGTTTGCCACTGATGCGGTGAAGATGGGCGTGGCCTTTGATACCACGGCTGAAGAGTCCGGGCAGATGATGGCCCAGTGGCGTACTGCGTTTAATATGACGCAGGATGAAGTGGCCGGGCTGGCTGACAAAATCAACTACCTTGGTAATACCGGCCCGGCGAACGCGAAGAAAATCTCCGATATTGTTACGCGTATTGGTCCTTTAGGTGGTGTTGCAGGTGTGGCTTCCGGCGAAATCGCGGCAATGGGGGCAACCATTGCCGGGATGGGCGTGGAGTCAGAAATTGCCGCCACAGGGATCAAGAACTTCATGCTTTCCCTGACCGCGGGAAATTCTGCGACAAAATCGCAGAAACAGGCATTGCGTTTTCTGCGGATCAATCCGAAGAAATTAGCTGCTGATATGCAGAAAGATGCCCGGGGCACCATGCTGTCTGTACTGGATGCGATGGCTAAAGTGCCTAAAGAAAAACAGGCAGCTGTGCTGAATGCCCTGTTCGGGAAAGAGTCTCTGGGCGCGATAGCACCTCTGCTGACTAACCTTGATTTGTTGCGTACCAACTTCAGGCGGGTTGCGGATTCCCAGCAGTATGGCAGTTCGATGCAGAAGGAATATGCTTCGAGGGCAGCGACGACGGAAAACCAGCTTTTACTTCTGCAAAATCAACTTGATGCCATTTCTTCCACGCTGGGGGAAACGTTTCTTCCTGAGGTTAATGATGGTCTTGAAGCGGTAAAACCGCTCCTTGAGGAAGTGAGAACGTTTGTCCGTGAAAACCCGGAGCTCGTTAAGACCATTGCTAAAATCGGTCTGGCTTTACTGACAGTGGGGGCCGCTGCAGGCTCTTTGTCCAGAATCATGAAAGTTCTCGGCGGTGTGATGAATATGACGCCTGCTAAGGGGCTGATTGCTCTTCTGGTTGGTGGCGCTTACCTCATTATTGATAATTGGGAAACCGTAGGCCCTGTCATAAAAAAAGTCTGGCACGTGGTGGATGAAACGGCGCAGGTGATGGGGGGATGGGAAACTGTTCTGAAAGCGATTGCCCTGTTTATGGCAACCAAATGGGTTGCTGACGTTACCAAATCCATTACCGCAGTGACCAGAGAGATGCATACGCTGGGGAAGGTATCGGCAGAAACGGGATTGATGGGGAAAGGCCGCGGCTTTATCGGGAAGGCCGGGGTATATGGTTTTTTGGGAACCCTGATGTATGAGCCGGTTAAAGATACTCTGGAAAGTGTTGTTCCTGAAGATACGGTTAACTGGCTGGATAATAAAGGGCTGTTTCTGGCTTCAGACTGGACGCCTTTTTTTGATCGTAAAGAGTACGAGCAGTATCAGGCCAGCCTGAGCCAGTACAAACCCAATGTTCCGCTGTTGAATCCATCTTCTTCCATGACACAGCACAGCGAGCTGAAAGTCACGTTCGAGAATGCTCCGCCAGGTATGAAGATAATTGATGTACCGGGCAAAGCCGATCCCCTGATGAAAATCACGCACGATGTGGGGTATTCCCCTTTTCGTTTTCCACGATAACGCAGTCCTTTTTGAGGTCAGTCTATGGATTTATCCTCATTTCCCACCCGACCTTCATTACTTTCGTCGTCTTCAGGCTGGCGTGACAGACTTCAGGACGCGTCATTTCGCGGCGTGCCGTTTAAGGTTGAAGAAGAAAGTGCGGGAACCGGTCGCCGTGTGGAAACACATGAATACCCGAACCGCGACAAACCCTATACCGAAGACCTGGGGAAAATCACTTTTCGCCCGTCCATCACGGCTTATGTGGTGGGAGATGACTGCTTTGACCAGCGCGATCGCCTGATTGAAGCGCTGAATAAACCCGGTCCCGGCACGCTTGTCCACCCGACATATGGTGAGCTGAAAGTCTGTGTTGACGGGGAAGTTCGGGTCAGCACATCGAAAAGTGAAGGGCGTATTGTCCGCTTTGACCTGAAGTTTGTCGAAGCAGGAGAACTCTCTTACCCCACTTCAGGTGCGGCGACGGCGCAGACGCTGATGTCATCCTGTTCTGCACTGGATGACTGCATCAGTGACAGCTTCAGTGGTTTCAGTATCGATGGCGTGGCAGATTTTGTGCAGAACGACGTCGTCGGTAATGCCAGCACAATGCTGGGGTATGTTTCTGATGCGATGAAAGTGGTGGATTCTGCCGTATCGGATGCCGCCAGGCTGTTGCAGGGGGATATCTCGGTACTTCTGCCGCCGCCATCGTCAGGCAAAAATTTCGTTGAGCAGGTGCAGAAAATGTGGCGTACCGGGAAACGCCTTTATGGTAACGCCAGCGACCTGGTCACCATGATCAAAACGCTTTCCGGTGTCAGCCTCGGCAGCGATCTGCAACCGCGCGGCGTCTGGAAAACGGACAGTAAAACCACCGCCACGGCGACGCAGCAGCGTAACGTGGTTGCCAGCACCCTTCGTACGACCGCAATCAGCGAAGCGGCGTATGCCGTCACCCGATTGCCTGCGCCAATAACTTCCGCGGTGATGCAGAATTCCGCAGTGGGGCAGGCAACAACACCCGCGCAGAGCACTGGCTGGCCTTCCGTCACGCATCCGGCACTGAACAATGCACCGGCGGTGAAAAACACGGTTGACCTGCCGACGTGGGAAGAACTGACTGACATTCGCGACACACTGAATACGGCAATTGATAAGGAGTTGTCCCGTACAACCAGTGATGCGCTGTTTCTGGCGCTGCGCCGGGTGAAAGCAGATCTGAATGCGGATATCAACACGCGCCTTGAACAGTCTGCACGGATCATTCAGCGCACGCCGGATGAGGTTTTACCCGCGCTGGTGCTGGCGGCGACCTGGTTTGATAACGCGGCGCGTGACGCGGACATTATCCGGCGTAATGCCATTACGCATCCCGGCTTTGTGCCGGTGATCCCTCTGAAGGTGCCAGTGCAATGAACGATAACGTCACGCTACGGGTAAATGGCCGGGAGTGGAATGGCTGGACATCGGTGCGCATCGGTGCCGGTGTTGAACGACTGGCGCGGGATTTCAGTGTGGAGATCACCCGCCAGTGGCCGGGAGATGAGGGTATCACCACGCTTCAGCCGCGCATTAAAAACGGTTCAAAAGTGGAGGTGCTGATTGGTGATGAGCTGGTGATCACCGGCTGGGTGGAGGCGACGCCCGTTCGTTACGATGCCCGTTCGGTCAGCACCGGTATTGCCGGACGCAGTCTGACCGCTGACCTGATTGACTGTGCAGCCGAACCGACACAGTTTAACGGACGATCGCTGGTACAGATTGCGCAGGCGCTTGCTGCGCCTTTCGGCATTGAGGTGGTGAACAGCGGTGCGCCGTCGGGTGTTATTCCTGATGTCCAGCCTGATCACGGTGAAACGGTGATTGAGGTAATCAACAAAATACTCGGTCAGCAGCAGGCGCTGGCTTATGACGACCCGCACGGCAGGCTGGTGATTGGCGGTATTGGCTCAACGCGGGCACATACCGCGCTGGTACTTGGGGAAAACATCCTTTCCTGTGATACGGAGAAGAGTATCCGGGAGCGGTTTTCTGTTTACCAGGTGGCGGGGCAGCGTGCCGGAAACGACGATGATTTCGGTGAGGCCACCACCACCGCGCTGCGGGCCCGCACAGAGGACGCATTTATTGCCCGTTACCGTCCGATGTATATCAGGCAGACAGGGCAGGCTACGGGGGCAGGCTGTATTGCGCGTGCTGACTTTGAAGCCCGGCAACGGGCGGCGCGGACGGATGAAACCACCTATGTGGTGCAGGGCTGGCGACAGGGTAACGGTACGCTGTGGCAGCCCAACCAGCGGGTGATTGTCTTTGATCCGGTCTGTGGTTTCGACAATACCGAACTGCTTGTTTCGGAAGTCACGTTTACTCAGGACCAGAACGGCACCCTGACGGAAATCCGTGTCGGCCCGCCTGATGCTTATCTGCCTGAACCCGAAGCCCCCGGCGCGCGGAAAAAGAAAAAAGCAAGAGTACAGGAGGACCCGTTCTGATGAGGACGATTGAAGCCATGCAGCGACAACTCCTCGGCCTGATTGGGCGGGCAGTGGTGAAAAGCATCAGTGCCGCCACGAAATGTCAGACCGTGGATGTGTCCCTGATTGCCGGTGAACCCAAAGCCGGGATTGAACATCTTGAACCCTACGGTTTTACCGCAAGGGCAAACAGCGGTGCGGAAGCGGTGGTGTTGTTTCCGGATGGCGACCGTTCTCATGCGGTGGTTGTTACGGTGTCGGACCGGCGCTACCGCCTGAAAGGGCTGCAGACGGGTGAGGTGGCTGTCTATGACGATCAGGGGCAGTCTGTGACGCTGACCCGGGAGGGGATCGTGGTGGACGGTGCAGGTAAAACGATCACGTTTCGCAATGCGCCTAAGGCACGTTTTGAAATGGACCTGGAAGTGACAGGACAGGTGAAAGACCTGTGCGACTCCGGCGGCACCACCATGTCAGCGATGCGGCTTGCCTATAACGGGCATCGTCACAGAGAGAACGGTCAAGGCAGTAACACCGACAAACCTGATAAAGCGATGGAGGCATGATGGAACTGTGGCTGACGGTGAACGGTAAACGCACCTGCGCCAGCGCACCGCTGGATCCGCTGACCCGCGCCGTGGTGATTTCCCTGTTTACCTGGCGGCGGGCGGAGCCTGATGACAACGCCGACGTCCCGATGGGATGGTGGGGGGATACCTGGCCTGCGGTACAGAATGACCGTTACGGCTCCCGACTGTGGCTGCTTCAGCGCAGCAAACTGACCAATCAGCTGGTGCAGACGGTAAGGGGGTATATCCGCGAATGCCTGCAATGGATGATTGATGACGGCGTGGTGTCCCGTATTGATCTGGATATCCGCCGCACCGGGATTAATGAACTGGGTAACAGTATCACTCTCTGGCGTCGTGACGGACCGGTAATGATTTCTTTTGATGATCTGTGGAGTGCGATAACGCATGGCGGACAGTGAATTTCAGCGCCCGACGCTGGCAGAAAATATCAGTATGCTCCGTAACGATTTATTCGCCAGGCTGGACGTCAGCGACACGCTCCGGCGCATGGATGAAGACGTGCGGGCAAAGGTGTATGCGGCGGCGCTGCATACGGTTTACGGTTACATCGATTATCTGGCAATGAACATGCTGCCTGACCTGTGCGATGAGTCCTGGCTGGCGCGACATGCTGCGATGAAACGGTGTCCGCGCAAGGGGGCCACGGCTGCCAGCGGGTATATGCGCTGGGAAGGTGTCAGTGATGGCCTGAAGGTGACCGCCGGGAGTGTTATTCAGCGCGATGACCTGGTTCAGTACACGGCAACTGCCGATGCAACCAGCTCCGGTGGTGTCCTGCGCGTGCCGATCGCCTGCTCAAGTGCAGGTGCGGTCGGTAACGCTGACGACGGTACGGCATTAATCCTGGTCACGCCGGTGAATGGTCTGCCGTCTTCTGGCGAGGCAGATACCCTGACAGGCGGATTTGATACTGAAGAGCTGGAAACGTGGCGCGCCCGCGTCATTGAGCGGTATTACTGGACGCCTCAGGGCGGGGCTGACGGGGACTATGTCGTCTGGGCTAAAGAAGTGCCCGGCATTACCCGCGCATGGACATACCGACACTGGATGGGAACGGGGACTGTCGGTGTGATGATTGCCGGCAGTGACCTGATTAATCCCATTCCGGAAGAATCAACGGAAACGGCGGCAAGACAACATATCGGGCCACTGGCCCCGGTGGCAGGCTCTGATTTGTATGTATTCAGGCCGGTGGCGCATAAAGTGGATTTTCATATCCGTGTGACGCCGGACACACCGGAAATACGGGCTGCCATCACCGCCGAGTTGCGTTCGTTCCTGCTGCGTGATGGTTATCCGCAGGGAGAACTGAAGGTGTCACGTATCAGTGAAGCGATTTCCGGTGCGAACGGGGAATACAGCCATCAGTTGCTTGCACCGGCGGACAATATCTCCATTGCAAAAAATGAACTGGCGGTACTGGGGACGATTTCATGGACGTGACAAACGATGATTACATCCGTCTGTTGTCGGCACTGTTGCCACCCGGTCCGGCGTGGTCAGCCAGAGATCCGGCGATTGCCGGTGCGGCACCGTCATTAACCCGCGTTCATCAGCGTGCGGATGCCCTGATGCGGGAGCTGGATCCGCGCACCACCACTGAACTGATAAACCGCTGGGAGCGTCTGTGCGGTCTGCCGGATGAATGTATTCCCGCAGGGACACAGACCCTTCGCCAGCGTCAGCAACGACTGGATGCGAAGGTTAACCTGGCGGGCGGCATCAATGAGGATTTTTACCTTGCACAGCTTGCTGCCCTGGGCAGACCAGACGCTACCATCACGCGATACGACAAAAGCACGTTCACCTGCTCATCTGCCTGTACTGACGCGGTGAATGCGCCGGAATGGCGGTATTACTGGCAGGTCAACATGCCAGTCGCCACCAACACCACCTGGATGACATGTGGCGATCCCTGTGATTCCGCGCTGCGCTTCTGGGGGGACACCGTTGTCGAGTGTGTGCTTAACAAACTCTGCCCGTCGCATACCTATGTGATTTTTAAATATCCGGAGTAATCCATGCATCGTATAGACACGAAAACCGCGAAGAAGGATAAGTTCGGCGCGGGTAAGAACGGTTTTACCTGTGGTAACCCCCAGACTGGCACGCCTGCCACCGATCTGGATGATGACTACTTTGACATGTTGCAGGAGGAGCTTTGCAGCGTGGTGGAGGCATCCGGTGCCAGCCTGGAGAAGGGGCGGCACGATCAGTTGCTTACCGCACTTCGCGCGCTGCTGTTAAGCCGCAAGAATCCGTTTGGCGATATCAAATCGGATGGCACGGTGAAAACGGCTCTCGAAAACCTTGGTTTGGGAGAAGCAGCTAAAAGGAATGTAGGTACAGGGGCGAATCAGATACCTGATATGAGCCTGTTCGCGTCAATTAATACCGTAACGGCTGCTGCGCAAAAATTTCCGTCTGGATTAATTTTACAGTGCGGTCAGTTGAATGGTGCCCCGAATGTATCTTCAACATACGGGATGAGGTTCCCGATGACGTTCTCAAGAGTAATTGCTGTCGTAGTTACATTGAACGTTACTGGCGCAGCTGGGCAGCCGACTGTATCGGCGACAAGTGTCCAGAACACTGGATTTAATATTACTGTGTCGCCCGGTTCAGGATACGGTTCATCTGCTGATGCGTATTACATTGCAATGGGATATTAACAAAATGTCATATTTTTATTCTGCATCGACAAACGGATTTTATTCGACTGAATTTCACGGCACCAATATTCCTGATGATGCAGTGGAAATCTCGGAATCAGAGTGGAAAACACTGATTAATGCACAGAGTGTAACAAAAATGATTACCTGTGGTGAGAACGGTCATCCTGTCATTGTTGACCGTCCTTCTCCAACACCAGAACAATTAGCCTTAATAAATGATGAAAAGAAATCTGCACTGATAGCAGAGGCAACGAATGTAATAGCTCCGCTTCAGGATGCGGTTGATTTAGGTATGGCAACAGATGATGAAACGAAACTGTTACTGGCATGGAAAAAATATCGGGTGCTGCTTATGCGTGTTAATGTAGTAAAACCCGAGTGGCCTATGCATCCAAATAAATAG